CCAGACAACAATACTTTTAAACACTTTTTCGTAGCTGCGTCATTCTTAAAGTATGGAAACGCACTAAAAGTGGTTCGAGTATTATCAGGTCACGACAACGCGACTGCAGATGGTACAGGACAATTAATTAAAAATGATGAAGACTACGACAATAATTATGCTAATGGAAGTTTGAGTAAAGGAGATTGGGTTGCTAAATATCCAGGGTCATTAGGAAATTCTTTAAAGGTTTCTGTAATTACTCAAGGTATTTCTGATTTTTCCGCATGGGCCTATAGTTCAAATTTTGATGGAGCTCCAACTACATCACAATATGCTTCAGACCTTGGAAAAAGTTCAGCAAATGATGAAATGCATATAGCAGTCATTGATGAAGACGGATTAATTTCAGGTACTCCTAACCAAGTACTTGAAACATTTGCCTTTGTATCACAGGCTTCTGATGCTAAGAAAACTGATGGAACATCAAATTTCTATAAAGACGTTGTTAACGCACAGTCTAAATGGATATGGTGGGCTGATCATAACACATCATTATCAGATGCTGGTGAAACAGTTTCTGACAACACTTCCTTTACTACAAGTACTTCTGCTATCGAAGCTTCACTTTCAGGTGGATCTGACGATAACGCTCCAACTACAGGAGAAATTGCTGTAGGGTTTGATAAATTAGAAGATGCAGAATCTGAAGATGTAAATCTTATTTTTGCCGCTCCTGATGCCAATGGTGCAAACACCATAGCAAACGACCTTATTTCAATCGCTGTAGCTAGAAAAGATTGTATGGCTTTTGTATCTCCTCCTATAGAAGATACAGTAGGTTCATCAACTCCTGCAGCAGATGTAAAATCATTTGCTGATAGTTTAACATCAAGCTCATATGCTTCTTGTGATTCAACTGCTTTATATATCTATGACAAATATAATGATGTCTACAGATATATTGGAGCTGCTGGTCATCAAGCAGGTTTATGCGCTAATGCTGATAGAGTAGCCGATACATGGTTCTCTCCAGCTGGTGTAAACAGAGGACAACTACTTGGAGTAACTAAATTAGCATTTAATCCTAAAAAAGCAGATAGAGACACTTTATATAAAGCAAGAGTTAACCCAATAGTATCAATGCCTGGACAAGGTACATTATTATTCGGTGACAAAACTTTATTAAGTAGACCTTCAGCTTTTGACAGAATTAACGTACGTAGATTATTCATAGCTCTAGAGAAAGCTATTTCAACTGCAGCAAAAGCTCAGTTGTTTGAATTCAACGATGAGTTTACAAGAGCTCAATTTAAGAATTTAGTAGAACCTTTCTTAAGAGACGTAAAAGGTAGACGTGGTTTAACAGACTTTTTAGTAGTTTGTGACACTACAAATAACACAAGTCAAGTAATCGACAGTAATCAATTTGTTGCTGATATTTTTATCAAGCCAGCAAGATCGATTAACTTCATTACATTGAACTTCATAGCAACAAGAACCGGAGTTGAATTCTCCGAAATAGCAGGACAATAGGAGGTAGACAATGGCAATTTTAGGCGTAGACGATTTTAAATCGAAGCTAGTTGGCGGCGGTGCTAGATCCAACCTGTTTAAAGTAACTATGAATTATCCAAGTTACGCACAAGGTGATGTAGAACTTACATCCTTTATGTGTAAAGCGGCTCAAATGCCCGCATCGGTAATTGCACCTATCCCTGTATTATTCAGAGGTAGACAATTACAGATTGCTGGTGATAGAACATTTGAACCATGGACAGTTACTGTAATAAATGATGTTGGATTTGAAGTTCGTAACGCAATGGAGCGTTGGATGAACGGCATTAATAGTCATAACGAAAATACTGGATTATCTAATCCTACTGATTACCAAGCTGACGCAGTTGTAGAACAACTGAATAAAGCTGGTGAATCAACTAAGAGATATGATTTTAGAGGAGTCTTTCCTACTAATATTTCAGCTATCGACGTTGGCTATGACAACGAAAACCAAATCGAAGAGTTCACAGTTGAATTCCAAGTACAATATTGGGAATCAGACACTACTTCGTAAGGTATATAAATAATATTAGAGGGGGAGCTTTAAGTTCCCCCGATAATATGAGGTAAAGTATGGCAGAATTTTTTGGATTTGAAATAACACGAAAGAAGGAAAACGAAAAGTTACGTCCTTCATTTGTGCCAAAGACTGATGAAGACGGCTCAGGTATTATACAAGCCGGCGGTCATTTTGGTGCATATATTGATGTTGATGGCGATAAAGCAAAATCTGAAGTAGAACTCATGATGAAATATCGTGATATATCTTCACAGCCCGAGTGTGATGCTGCAATTGAAGATATTGTTAACGAGGCTATTGTAGGAGACCATAATGAAGCTCCAATTAATATAATCCTTGATGAGCTTGAAGTTTCAGATAAAATAAAAGAAATTATTAAAGCAGAGTTCGAACATATATTAAAACTCTTAAATTTTAATCAGTACGCTCATGATATTTTTAGAAAATGGTATATTGATGGAAGATTACCTTATCATATAATTATTGATGAAAGTTCTAAAGGTAAGAGCGGTATTAAAGAACTAAGATATATCGATCCAACTAAAATTAGAAAAATAAAAGAAATTGAAGAAGAAACAGATCCTAAGACTGGTGCAAAAGTAATCAAACATATTGATGAATACTTTTTATATCAAGATAAGGAAATGGCTGGAGCTCACCAGGGATTAAAAATATATCCTGATGCAATTGCATTTTGTACATCAGGTATTATGGACCCAGGTAGAAAAAGAATTCTTTCTTATTTACAAAAGGCTTTAAAGCCAGTAAATCAGTTAAGAATGATGGAAGATTCTCTTGTAATTTATAGAATCTCACGTGCTCCAGAAAGAAGAATATTTTATATTGACGTAGGTAACTTACCTAAAGGTAAAGCCGAAGAATATTTACGTGGTATTATGAGTCAATATAGAAATAAATTAGTATATGACGCAAACACTGGTGATATCAAAGATGATCGTAAACATATGTCAATGCTTGAAGATTTCTTCTTACCAAGAAGAGAAGGTGGTAGAGGTACTGAAATTACTACACTTCCTGGTGGAGAAAACTTAGGACAAATTGATGATATCATATACTTTCAAAAGAAATTATATAAATCGTTGAATGTTCCAGTAAATAGACTTGAACAAGAAGCTCAATATAGTTTAGGTAGAACAACTGAAATTACAAGAGATGAAGTTAAGTTTAAAAAGTTTATTGATAGATTAAGAAAAAGATTTTCTGATTTATTCTATCAATTACTTAAAACACAGCTTTTATTGAAAGGTGTTATAACTAAAGATGATTGGAATAGTATGAAAGAAACTATTGCCTTCGATTTTATTGAAGACAATTATTTTTCAGAACTAAAACAATCAGAAATGATAAGAGAAAGATTCGATATGCTGTCATCATTAGATGAATACATAGGTAAATTCATTTCAAATGAATGGGTACGTAAAAATGTATTAAGATTCAATGATGAAGAAATTGAAGAAATTAATAAACAAATTGACCAAGAAAATAAGGACGGCGAGAACGATATGCCTGATCCAGATGATCCAAGGTTCGATTAAAAATAACAATTTTATAAATATATAGTAACGAGGAAATAAAATGAGTGAAACCGTAAGAGATATTATTAATAAATTAAAAGACTCTGATAATGTAGGAGCAAATAAGGCATTTAACGATGCAATGTCAGAAAAAATGACAGCTGCTTTAGATGCAGAAAAAATTAACGTAGCCTCTAAAATGGTTACTAAAAAAGCCGAGGATGAAGGCGAAGAGTAATGCATACATTTGTTGAGCTAAGAGAAAAATTACGCCTTAAAAGCGGCGAAAAGATGATTAATAAAATTGGTAAGCAAGGTAAGCAAGAATTATCTATTACCAAGAAAGGTCGTGATTTTAATTTGTATATAGACAATGAATTAGCCGACACTTTTAAATCTGAAAAAGAAGCTCGAAAAGCTCAACAAGAAGTAGGTAAACTAATAGGTGTTAAATGAAACTTATAACAGAATACGTAGAACAAGAATTAGAAGTTATTGCTGAAGCCAAAAAAGATGGTTCAAAGAACTATTTTATTGAAGGCGTATTCATGCAATCAAATCAAAAGAACAAAAATGGTAGAGTTTACGAAAAGAAAACGCTTGAAAAAGCTATTGAAAAATACGTAAACGAACAAGTTAAAACAGGAAGAGCTGTTGGAGAATTAAATCATCCAGAAGGTCCAACAGTAAACCTGGATAAAGTTTCGCACAAAATCAATGAACTGCGTTGGCAGGGAAGTGATGTTGTAGGAAAGGCATCAATTCTTAAAACCCCTATGGGACAAATCGTCGAAGGTTTGCTTGAAGGTGGTGTTAAGCTTGGTGTATCAAGTCGTGGTATGGGAAGTCTAGTTCAGAAGAATGGCGCTCAATATGTGGGAGATGACTTTATGTTATCAACTGTTGATATCGTTCAAGACCCATCTGCTCCAAGTGCATTTGTAAATGGAGTTATGGAAGGTGTTGAATGGGTATGGGATAATGGGCTAATTCAGAGAAAAGACCTTGAAGAAATTGAGACTGAAATTAAAAGCGCAACAAGGGTACAATTACCTGAAGTAGAAATTAAAGCTTTTAAAAATTTCCTCTCTAAATTAAATCTAAAATCGTAGGAGATCGATATGTCAGACGACGCTATAAACAATACAGTCGAAGAGCAAGATCCTATTGTTGAAGAAGAGCAGATTCAAGAAAATTCAGATGAGCTCGTTGAAAATGAAGAAGTTTTAGACGAGGAAGTTGTTGAAGATCTTGAAGAAGCAAAATCTAAAAAAGAAATGTCACACAAAGGTGGTCATGAGGAAGAAGAAGACGAAGACGAAGAGCATGAATCTGTAAAAGAGGAAGCTCCTAAAGTTGAAATTCCTAAGACTAAAGCTGGTGTCATTTCAGCAGCAATGGAAATGCTTAAAAAGGCTAGAAAAGAAGACGCGCAGAAAATGTTTGCAAAGTTGGTCAAAATTGATGGTGAAGAAGATTCAATCAAATCAGCTGATGACGCTATGAAAGGCGGCAAAAAAGCTCAAGATCCTAAAGCTAAAGCGAAAGTTGAAGCTATAGACTTTGATGAAGATCTAGATAACATCATTAATGAAGAGGCCACTCTTTCAGATGGATTCCGTGATAAAGCTTCTGCTATCTTTGAGGCAGTACTAACAAGTAAATTAACTTCTGAAGTTGATAGACTTGAAGCTGAATATGCGCAAAACCTAGAAGAAGAAGTTAAAGACATTCAAGACGGCTTAGTAGAAAAAGTAGATGCATACTTAAACTACGTAGTCGAAGGTTGGATGAAAGAAAATGAAATTCAAGTGCAACAAGGTCTTAGGACTGAAATTGCTGAAGAGTTCATGACTTCACTACAAGGTGTATTCAAAGAACATTATATTGAAGTACCAGAAGGTAAAGTTGATTTAGTTGATGAACTCAACGAAGAAAAAACTGAACTTGAAGGACTTCTTAATAAATCCACAGAAGAGAATATCGAGCTACATTCTAAAGTTCAAGAATTTGAAAAGCAGGAAGTAGTAAGAGAACAATCTTCAGGGCTTGCTGAAACTGAAGCTGAAAAATTAGCATCATTAGTAGAAGATATTG